AGCCAATTAACGAAAATTTCACATGCCCCCCCCCTTATCCACAGGTTATCCACAGCCCGAGCGACTTATCCACAGGTTATCCACAGGTTATCCACAGATTTATCCACCTGTGGATAGATTATGTCCAATGGTGCGACCTGGGCGCGACCTGGGCGCGGCTGGCGCTGGCTCTGGCCGTCAGCTGGCACATGGGCGGCGCTGGCTCTGGCTGGCCGTGGCTAGGCGTGGCTAGGCGTGGCTAGGCGTGGCTAGGCGTGGCTAGGCGTGGCTAGGCGTGGCTGGGCGTGGCTGGGCTGGCTCGCTGGGCTGGCTCTGGCCGTGGCTGGGCTTGGCTGGCTCTGGCCGCTGGGCCTGATCGGCTGGCCGTGGCCGCTGGGCTGGGCTGGCCGTGGGCGCTACAAGGAACCGCGCGTTCTATAGCTCTTGTGCTTGCTATGGTCTTTCCGTTGCCTTACAATGCACACCTGCCGGGCAATTCCGCACGGCAGGCAATCAAGGAAAAACAATGGAAACCGCGAACCGTCATCACGCGAACCGACCTAGCGCATTCAGCGCGAACGATAGAGCCAAGATGCTCGGCGCATGGCCGCAAGCCAAGCGAGCGCCGCGCCTTTCGATTCGGGGCGCGCTATTCATCCTGTCCGGATTTCTGCCGCTGATTTTTATGGGGAACTTCTAATGTCCACGTTCAAAGACTTCCAAGCTTCGCGCCGATATTTGCCTGATCTTCTCGCCTACTCGCGCGCATCCGGTTTTGATTTTTGCGCAGGGCTTGAAGATCGCGCGGAGCCGCAAGCCGGTTTCGTTTATAGCGACGGTTCGCTATTCATCGAAGAAACGCGCGGCTCTCTTTACATGCTGATCGGGCGCTGCGATTGGATTAGGCCGATCTCTCAGCTTTGCGAGCTTGAGCTTGAGCTTTATAGCTGGGCTTGCGACGAAGGATTCGAGGATTCCGCGACTGATGCACAAGAAGCCGCGCTGGCCTGTCTTTTCATTCGCGCTTTGCGTTGCGAGATTGGCTCAGAATCGTTTGATGAAATGCGCGCGCTAAATCATGCCGCGCCATTTGGGCCTAGCGTCTGTCATTCGCATGATTACTGCGATGCCAATAGCGTGATGATTGACGCGCTAAACGTAATTCATCGCCGCGATGAATTGAACGATGATGATTTTTCTTTCATGGAACGCGCATGGAACATGGCGCGCCCCGTTCTCGGACACAAGGAATAAAAAATGCTCTCTCACATTCTCACCATGGACACGCGTAAAGATCGTATCTTTGAAGATTACGGGCGCATTTCTTACGGCCAGCGCGTAGCAATTCGCGCGCGCAACAAGATTGACTCTAAAGATTTTTCAAAGTTTTTCAAAGCAATGCGCGAAGATAAAAGATTTGCAGCATTCGAATTTGCTGACGCGCTAAAAAAAGCCGGTAGGTCTTTTCAATGGCGCTACGTTGCGCAATATGAATCGGTGATGCATGGCCGATTCATGCATGATGGCTCCATTGACAGCATCGCCTATTCCCTGGCTGCGGCGCATCCTGCGCTCTCTGATAAGACCAAAATCGCCTGCTATCCTACGCGCGCCGATGCAGCGCGTGGGCGCGAAGTAGTGATGTCTGCCGGTAAATTTTTTGCTGCGATCTATCCCAGCGCGACCAATACCGAAACGCAAAGACGCGCGGAAGCCTACGTTATGCATCACGCGCCTTTGGCTCTCTTTTTTGCAAAGACCGGCGATGAATGGGCGCGCGTCTATTGCAGGCCGCGTGGCTTTACATCTTGCATGGGCAATGCTCACTCAGGTTGGAAATCCAGCGACTTGCACCATCCCGTTAGACTGTATGCGCATCCTGAAAACGATTTGTCGCTCGCCTATATCACGCATAACGGCAAGCCGGATGGTGACACTGTAGCGCGCGCAATCGTGAACACTAAAAAAATGACGCATTCGCGCGTCTATGGCGACGCGCGCCTTGTTTCCGCATTGCATGACTTGGGATATTCCGATGATTGGGATGCGACTGTTAAGGGCCAAGTTTGCAATGCTTACGTTCACGACGGTTCGCTTGTCGCGCCTTACATTGACGGCAATTACACTAGCGTAAATTGGGATGGGCATTCGGACACTTGCACCATCGCGCGGCATGGTGATTACGAATGCCAAGAGACCAGCGGCTTCGCCAGCGGCCAAGATCGTTCGGAATGCGAAGAATGCGGGGATTCCTACAATTCAGAAGAAGAAGGCGCATATTCCGAGCATCACGGCATTTCGGTTTGCGAGCATTGCGCCAATACTGTTTTCGTTACTGCCTACACTGGCCGTAGGTCGCACGATTTGGTCAGGATTGATGATTGCGTGGAATTCAACGGGGACTGGTACTTGGATGATTCTGATGTTCTGTCGCTGCACAATATCGTGAGAACGCATGACAGCGAATTGGCCGATATGGATGATTGCATTTACTTGGACTACCTGGGCGAGTACGCGCTTACCGATGAATGCGTTCGGCTGCATGTAGCGCATGGCGATGATGAATACGCGCTTGAATGCGACACTAAAACCATCACGCTAAATGGCGATGAAAAAATTGTTCACGAAGAATACGACGGGAAAGAAGATGAAGAAGAAAACGAGGAAGAATCAAATGCACATTGCTGACATGCTGACCTATCGGCGCGCGCATGACTCGCAAGGTGAGCGAGAATTTATCGCGCGCTACATTGCGCCCGTAGCGCATCCGGTAGCAGACGCGAATGGTGCAGTAATGGCCTACGCGCTAAAGATCGGGCAATCTCGCTATTGCTTTAGCGCGCATACGGACAGTGTCCACAATCGCCAAAACGATTCCGCGCGCCAGCCGGTAGCGTTCGATGCTCACCTGCGCGAATACATTGTCGGGGATGCATCCCAGCGCGACTGCCTAGGCGCTGATAATGCGGCTGGCTGTTATGTTCTGCTGAAGATGATCGGCGCGCGCGTTCCTGGGCTATACGTTTTCTTTCGCGGAGAAGAACGCGGGGGGATTGGCTCTAGCTGGATTGCAGAAAACGCGCGCGACCTGTTCTCTGGCATAGATGCTGCGATTGCGTTTGACAGAAAAGGCACCAGCTCAATCATTACTGAAATGGCTTGTGGGAAAACATGTTCTGATGCGTTCGCCAATTCGCTAGGTGACGCGCTGGGACTAGGCCATGCGCCCGATCCTACCGGATCATTTACTGACACGGCCAATCTTGCAGAATTCATAGCGGAATGTACCAACGTGTCGTGCGGCTACGCTAACGAACACTCCAGCGCGGAATCGCTAGATGCTGAATATTTGGAGCGCCTAGCCGATGCCTGCATCGCTACATTCTCTAGTGATTGCGAGCTTGTGATCGAACGCGAACCGGGCGACTTCAATTCGCGCGAATGGTCTCAATGGCAAGAGCCTGACTACTGCGACTTGGAGAGCATGACGGATGAAGAAATAAAGGCGCTGGTACACTGGGGAAGCGAGAACGATTTGATCGCAACGCTACGCGACGCGCGCGACCGGCTGCGCCATTACCAGTCATGGGATGAATGGGGGGAAGATGCATCTAGCCTACCTGCGCTATCTTGAGAGCCTGCCGCAAACTGAATTCATCCGGCGATTGGCCGGTATAGTTCGCAAGCTCGCCACCACGAATCCATAGCCCAACACGCCCACCAAAGGCAAACGGCCAGCATCCCCGGAACGGGGGATTCTGGCCGTTTTTTTTTTGGCTCTGGCTCTGGCTCTGGGCTGGCTGGCTGGCTGGCTGGCCGCTCTGGGCGCGGAGCTGGCCGTGTCGCGGCGCTGGCCGCTGGCCGTGGCTCTGGCCGTGGGCGCTGGCTCTGGGCGCGCCGATCTTGCGCTATGGCTGGGCCGCTGGCTGGCCGGTTCGGGCGCTGGGCTGGGCGGAGCCAGCTGTCTATGGGCCGCGCCCATGGGCCGCTAGCTGGGCCGCGTGGCGCTGGGCCGCGCCATGGCCGCTGGCATGGCCGCTGGGCCGCGCGCGCGGGCGCTGGTGCCGCTATCGGCGCTAGGCGCGGCTGGGCTAGCAGTGGGGCAGGCCGCGGGCCTGGGCGCGCGCTGGAGCGGTTCTAGCTGTTTTTGGCCGGACTCCAGACCGCGTGTGAAGGTTTCAAACGGTCGTTAGGTGAAAATCCAGTTACAGTTTTGTGACAGTCGTTCATCTTAGTGAAATCTGCGTGAAAACCGCTATGTCCAGGTCGCTATACCTGTTTCTCGACCTACATATACCTGTTCTTCGACCTACATTTGCAGAAAAATCAGGCGCTTATACCTGTTTCGCAACCTATTTTTCGATTAGGTTTTCGGCCTGGCAGGGGGGGATGTAGCCACTGTGCCAGTGGCACATCGCGTTTTCATAAAACCCTAGGAAAATGTATTCCCCTTTTTGTATAACTCTATAGAAATTTCAATGGCACAGTGGCTACAAGTAGAGAATACAGCTAAAAATAAGGGGTTTCGTGGTAGCCACTGGCGTAGCCACTGAAGCCACAATCCAGTGGCACAGTGGCTACTTGCGCTTCTCCCAGCCCCGGTGGAACGCCTGGCCCACGCGCCACCGCCCCGCCTGCCAGCCCAGCGCGGTCATGCACCGGGAAACGCGGTGCGCGTCCTGGGGACTCCACCGGCCAACGTCGATGTGGAGTGGGCCGCTAAGGATTTCCTCGGTCGTGATCCTTTCAAGCCCCTTGAGGCGCAAGTGATCGTCAATCACGCCCTCCCAGGCATCGACCATCCGGCTGTTCTCCTGCGCCGCCTTTGCAGCCTCCTGCGGGAAGTCCCACCAGGACTCGCCCCGCTTGAAGCGCACCACCGCCTCCGCGAAAACCTGCTCACGGTTCTCCCTTATCCAGTCGAGGTCGGCATGGCCCACCGCCACCGGCCAGAAGCGCCGCGCGCCGGTTTCGTCGCGGTTCCAGTCGGTGCGGTTCGTGGTGCCTGAGAACACGCTGCGCCTCGGGCGGTCGCTAGGACGCCTGCCGTAAGGATCACGGTAGCGATCCACCGGGGTTGAGAGAACGCGCTTCATGGCGTTCACATCGGTCTTGCTGAACTTGTCGAGTTCGGCCATTTCGACCAGCAGTTTGCCGGTCATGCACATAAGGAAGTCGTTGCTTTCGGGGCTGGATGAAGCCTCGTAAAACCACTTCCTTCCGACAAGTGCTTCAAGCGCCTGGGACTTGTTCATACCCTGCTTGCTCTCAAAGACAGGCATGGTGTCCACCTTGCAGCCGGGGCTGAGCGCGCGCGCGACCATCGAAACCATCCAGCAGCGCGAAACCGCGTCGATGTAGTCGCTCTTATCTGCTCCGAAGCCCCTTGAGAAAAGGTTCTCTACACGCGCCACTCCGTCCCACACCAGCGAGTTTAGCCAGTCGGCGCACTCGTCGCGCCTGTTTTCGCTTGCGACGGCGGTTATGGCTTTGTCAGTGATATCGGTCGATAGCTTCGTCATGCCGACGTTGCGCTGTAGCCACTCGGTAAGAAGCGTGGTATCAACGTCAGACCATTCGCGCTCAACCTGTTCCTTGTTGAAGATGGAAATGACGCGCTGCCTGAACTCGCAGAACCAAACGCGGCCGCTGATAGCCTTGTCTGCGCGAATGTAGGCAATGGCATTGGCGAGGTTTGAGAGAGGCTCTCCGTTCTTCGCCAGGATCAGGCTCACAGGCTCTTGGATTGGCCTGGCGTCAGCCTGCTGCGGGATGGAAACCCTCGGAGCCGCTGCCGGGTTGAGCCAGCCGTTCGCCTGTGCGCGCGCGAAGATGGTGCGCTTGGTGATGCTGGTAGGGTTGAACCCATTCCAGGTTCCGACCTGGGTTTGCGGGTCGTACTTGACTGATGTTTTAGACCACGCATCCCACACCACGAAGCCGTCGTCGCCAAGGCTGTTCTTGATCGCGTGGCCGATCTCAACCCAGTCGGCGCGATCATCGGCGTCGATGAAGGTGAGAGCGTCCTGTATCTCGGAAACCTCCTTGTCGCTGCTCTTGATGAAGTCAGGCGTACCGGAGTGTTTGACGACGACACCGGCCTTCTTAACGAGCCAGTCAGGGACGGGGATGATTTGATCGCCTTGCAGCGGGTTCTGATTCTTGAGCCAGGCGTAGTTGCCGCCGCTGTGGTGATTGGAAGGCTCGACGACGATGTAGCCCTTGTTCTTGATGTCGATGCCAGCGCCGATGCCGCGCAGCGGGCGCTCGGGGTCGAACGAGAACAGGTAGTGCAGCCCGCCGCCGCCCGTCCTGGCGGTAGCGGTGTTGGGGATCATTTCCCCGGTCGTTTCGAGGACGCTCTCCCAGGTGCGGTGGCCGTCGTTGCGGGTGTCGAGGTCGATAGCGACCACGCCGGACACCTCGCCCATCGGGATGCCGATGTTCGCTGCCGGGAAGCGCGTGTACCAGTCGGTGAGGACGCGCTCGTCTTTGGACGCGCTGTGCAGCCCCTTTGGCGCGAGTGCGGTGATCGGGTGCTTGCCGGGGTGGGCGCACTCGGGGTTGCCGCAGGCGCACAGGAGCGCGCCGTCGCTGCGTCCTGGCACCGGCACAAGGTTCCACACTGGCACGACGGGCCAGCCCTTGCGGGCGTAGGCGAGGGCGTAGTCGAGGCGTGTGTTGAGGGCTTGGGCGACGGTGGTCATGGCTGGCTCCTGGCGAAGCGTCGAAGATCGGCTCGGCAGTTGAGCCAGCCGCGATTATCGGAAGGTGACACTGGGGTCACTATCTTGCACTTCTGGCCACTCTTGTTTGTGAGCGTGATCTTGTAGTGCTTGGATCGCTCGACATCGACGATGGTGATGCCGAGCTTGTCGCACTCGTTTCTGAAGTCAGGGTACATGGTGTTCTCCGTTAGGTGGCTGGCCCGATTGCCAGCCACCGATCCGTTTTTATTAGAAAGGGACGTCAGACTCGTCAAAGTCGTCGTTGCGAAGCTGGCGCTGCTGCTGCGGAGCAGGGGCCGACCGCTGCCCGTCAGCGGGCTTGGGGTCGAACATACTGATGATGATCTGATCCTTGCCAGGATCGACATTCACGCCAGCCGGATTGAACGTGCGCTTGAGCGTCAGGAACTCGCTGCCGTCGTCGCCGCGCATGACGGCTCCGACCGTTTCCCAGCGGCCCTTCGTTTCGCCGTTCTGGGTGTAGGTGCCGACCTTGACCGACAGGTCTTTCACTTTGCGAAAAGCCATGTTGCCTTACTCCTTCTTGGATTCAGTGGTGGTGCTGTTGTTGGCGCGCTCCTTGAGAGCGTCCATAAGGCCGACCTTGGAGAGAAGGGCTTCCTTCTCGGCTTCGGTCAGTGGTGCGAACGCGGCGCGCAGGGCGTCGATTCCGTTGGTGGCTGCTGCGGTCATGGCGGCGACAAGCTCCGGTGAGGGTTCGATGGTGGTGACTTCCAGGCGCTTGATCGTGACGGATTCTTTCTTGCCGCGCGTGGCGTTGAGTGACAGCACGATGTCCTTGGGGATATGCGACAGGTGCGAGATACGGATGCCGCCGACTGCCACGCCGCCGAACTTCACGTTCGGGTTGTTGTAGATTGTGGCGCTCTTGCCGACCCACGCTGCGCCGTCCTCGCCCCAGGCGAAGATCAGAACCTTGCGGCTCGACTTGCCGGGCTTCCACGGCCTGCCGTTGTCGCCGCGGTAGCCGACGACGACGGGCTGGTCGTCGGTGCCGCGGGTGACGCTGGTGATGCGTATGGTGATCGGGCCGCTGAGAAGCGAGTCGGCGTTAAGCTGATCGCTCTTGGGGATGATGGTGTCGCTGAGATTGGAAACGTCACTCGACATAGCCGATCTCCACGATCTCGTCGTCGTTTCGCGTGACCCACGGCGGCAGGTCGAGCGATGCGGGTTCGATGCTGTAGGCAGGCCACACGCCGCTGCGCAGGCACTCGGAGTAGGTGTTGAGCGCCTGGCGGTAGTCGCGGCGACCGCGGCTCACGAACGCATCGCTGGCGCGGAACACCTGCACGGCGAACGGCGGCGTTTTCTCGACCGCGATGAAGTAGAAGTTCTCGCGCCGTGCGCCAGCCCAGCCCATGACGTCGAGGTAGAACGCGGCCTGCTGGTGGTAGCGGTAGGCATAGGCGGCGCGCATGAAGTGGTCGCTGCTGGCGTCGATGGTGGACTTGACATCGATGATGTTCGCGCCCGAGGTGTAGTCGGGGCGGCAACGAACGGCGACTCCGGTTTCCGGGTCGGTGGTGAACACGGACTGTTCGGCCATGCCGTCGCAGAGCAGTTCGGCGGCGAGAGGGTGTTCACGGACGGCTTGCTGGATTTGCAGCAGGCGATCCATTTCGTCCTGGGTGATGCAGGTTTTCCCGGCGTTGGCGGCGTGGAACTGCGCAGACAGTTCCTTGTCGATGGTGCGGCGCATGTCGAACTTCGGCATGACGACATACTCACGCGCGAAGCGTTCGGGTTCCAGCACGGCGCAATGGATGTTGGTGCCTTCGCGCATGGCTGGTGTTTCTTCGCGGTATCCGTTGATGTAGGCCTGGTAGTGCGCGGGCGTTTTGTTGGCGATCACGGCGAGGCCGCTGTGGCTGACGCTCGGATGCTGGTGATAGGTTGCGTTGTCCATACGGACTCCTGAAAAAAGCGGGGCCGAAGCCCCGCGGGGGATTACTGGCCTGCGTCGAACGGGAGTTCTTGGCTTTGCGGCTCGGAGCCAGTGGTGACTTCCGCGGTGTCGTGGATGGTGATGCCAGCGCGCACGGCGTTGAGCAGTTCATCCAGCGGGACTTCGGTGGCTTCGATGTTCTGAGCGGCGAACTTGATCGCGGCCTTGGCTGTCTTGGCCTTGACGAGAACGGGATTGCTGGTGTCGCTGACGGAAACGCTGAAAACCTTCATGGGTAGTTCCTGTTGAGCCAGCCGGGGTGGCTGGGCAGTTCATTAGGCAGGATTCCCTGGGGCTTGTCAATAGCTGAGTTATGTGTAACTATGCAGGCTCCGAACTATATTGGACAACAACGGATGAACGCTCAGCTTCCCCCGCCGCGCCGCCAGGTGATCCAGGCGCGCCGCGATGAAATCTTCCGGCTTCGCGGCCTTGGCTACTCGCACCTGGAGATCAGCCGCATGATCTCGCCCCAGGTAACTCCGCAGCGCATCGGTCAGGTGCTTCGCAAGCCGCGACTGCTCAAGGCCAGCAAGAACAAAAACACCAAGAAGGTGTGAAAGTGAAATCTTGCTGCGTTGAAGGCTGCTCAAAACTTGGGAACGATGCAATGGGCGCGTGCGGTATGCACGCGCAGCGTTACAGGCGGCACGGCGACTACTCTTTTGTGACGGATGAAAAAACTCGTCGCGCCAACAACAGGGCTGCGCAGCCTCGGCTTGGAACCGCAAAGGGGACGACTTACAAAAAGATGTTCGGAAAGCACGAACATCGCGTTATCGCTGAGAATGTCCTTGGACGCAAGCTTGTGCATGGTGAGGTTGTTCACCACTTAGACGGCAACAAGCACAATAACGACCCAGCAAACTTGTCGGTCATGACGCAATCGGATCATATTCGGTTGCACTTTGGGGAAATGATGTTGGAGCGAAAAGCCAAGAGGGGGTATTAAGTTGGAGCTTAGGCCTTATCAGCAGCAGGGGCTTGCAGACATTCGGAAGGAAATTGCCGCTGGTCAGCGCAGGGTGCTGTATGTCCTGCCGACTGGCGGCGGTTAGCAAGACTGTCCTGTTCTCCCGCGTAGCGAACAACGTATCGGCGCGCGGCAAGCGGGTCGGCATCTTCGCGCACCGCGTTGAACTGCTCGACCAGATCAGCCGCACACTGGACGGCTTCGGCGTTGCGCACGGTCGCATCGACGCCGACACCCGGCGCGTGAGCGATCATGGCGTACAGGTGGTGTCTGCCGCGACGTACTCTCGCCGGATCAATTCGATGCCGATCTTCGACGTCGGCATAATCGACGAGGCCCACCACGTTAAGCCGGACAACACCTGGCACCGCTGCATGATGAACAGCGAGAATGCGGTGTGGCTCGGAGTCACCGCGACACCGCAGCGTTTGGACGGCACCGGACTCGGGCAGTCGTTCACGACGATGGTGCAAGGCCCAGGCCCGCGCGAACTGATTGAGGCTGGATACCTGTCGAAGTATGTGGCGTTCGCGCCGCCGTGCCGAGTTGACCTGTCGAGCCTGCGAACGGTGGCTGGCGACTACAACCTGAGCGACTTGGCGCAAGCGGTCGATGTCCCTTCGATCACTGGTGACGCTGTAGCGCACTACCGCAAGCACCTGGACGGAAGGCCAGCGATTGCGTTCTGCGTGTCGGTCGCTCACGCGCAGCACGTTGCCGATCATTTTCGGTACGCAGGCTATAGCGCCAAGAGCATCGATGGGAGCATGGATAAGCAGGTTCGGGCCGAGATAATGGCCGAGTTCCGCGCGGGCGACCTGCAAGTGCTGACAAGCTGCGAGATCGTGAGCGAGGGTCTGGACGTACCTGGCGTCCACGGAGCGATCCTGCTTCGGCCCACGCAGTCGCTTGGCTTGTATATGCAGCAGGTAGGCCGCGCGCTGCGCCTGTGCGACGGTAAGGATCGCGCGATCATCCTCGACCATGCTGGCAACACCAGCCGCCACGGACTGCCTGACGATCACCGTGAGTGGTCGCTGGAGGACAGGCCTAAGCGCAAGAAGGGCGACGGATGCGAAACGGTCAAGCAATGCCGCAGTTGCTACGCAGCCTATAGCTCCGATCTTAGCGCCTGCCCTGAGTGCGGCTACGCGGAGCCTGGGTCGAAGCCGCGTGAGATCGAACTACGGGAAGGTGAACTGGTCGAGGTTACGAGCCGTGCTGAAGCGATGCGCAGGCAGGGGCAAGCGAGTTCGCTGGCTGAGCTTATGGCGCAGGGGAACAGCAAGCATCGCGCGCTTCATATCCTGGCTGCGCGCGCGCAGAAAGAAATGTTGCGGAACCGTGTACTAGAACTGGTGCCGCACATAAACCCGCAGGCCCTATTTCGCATGAAGCCAGCGGAACTGAAGGAACTGATCGCGGAGATTGAGCAATGAACCCGCGCGACTTCGACGCCGACATCACGCGCATCGTTGACGAGGTGCGCGCAGCAGGCGGCACGGTGACTGGGATTTACATAGAGCGCGCTGACGGCCAGGTGCTAGGCCGCAAGCCGAAGGATGATGCTGTAGTCGTGAGCGCGGAACGCTACTTGGAAATGCGCCGCTATGGTGCGGGCATAGTGATCGGAAGGAAGCCTAAGAAATGAAGGTACTGGTGGCGTGTGAGTATTCTGGCCGTGTGCGCGATGCGTTTATCCGTATGGGGCATGATGCGATGTCGTGCGACCTACTGCCGACAGACTCGCCTGGGCCGCACTACCAAGGCGATGTTTTCGACATCATCGGCCAAGGATGGGACTTGATGATCGCGCATCCACCATGCACCTACTTGTCGGTGAGTGGCCTGCATTGGAACAAGCGCGACAGCGCGCGCGCGGAAAAGACCGAGCAGGCATTGGAGTTCGTCAGGATGCTGCTTTCGGCAGACATTCCGCGCATTGCGCTTGAGAATCCGATCTCTTGCATTTCATCGCGCATTCGCAGGCCTGATCAGATCATCCAGCCGTGGCAGTTCGGCCATGATGCCAGCAAGTCAACCTGCCTTTGGCTCAAGAGTCTGCCGCTGCTGAAACCGACCGGCCTCGTTCCTGGGCGCATGGTGGGCGGTAAGGCTCGCTGGGCGAATCAGACCGACAGCGGGCAGAACCGCCTTGGGCCGTCAGAAGATCGCTGGAAGATTCGCAGCACGACCTACCAAGGGATCGCTGAAGCAATGGCAAAACAGTGGGGCTGCTAGTGAGCCAGGATTCCGAACACACCCTGATGAATGAAATCCGCGTGGCGCTTTCACGCGGCGACACACGGCTGTTTCGCCAGAACAGCGGCGAGGGTTGGACTGGGCAGGCCATTCGCTTGCCTGACGGGTCGGTGCTGATCAAGAATCCACGCCGCCTGATCGCGGGGTTTCCAGGCCTGGCCGACCTTGGCGGCTGGCGCACGGTGACGGTGCGCAGGGACATGGTGGGCCGCAAGCTGGCGGTGTACGTCGCGGTCGAGGTCAAGACGAAGAAGGGCAGGGCGACTGCGGCGCAGGACGGGTTTCTGGAGGCGGTGGTCGCGGCTGGCGGCATTGCCGCGGTGGCGCGCTCGGTCGGAGAGGCGCGCGCGGCGATGGAAGTGCTTGACAAGACTTTGGAGCCGTGCGTAAATAGCATACCAACGGAAAGGAAGCAGGTATGAACGAGAACTACGACTGGGATTTGCAGCTACGCGGCCTGGTGAGGCGCTCCTACCTTCGCGGCGCGCAGCGGGGGCTGCTGGAAGCGCGCGCGCTGACGGCGCTGAAGGTGGCGTTCGTGTTCGTGTGTGGGGTGGTGTTCGGAATCATCGTTGGGCTTTGGCTGACGGGGTGGTTGCCGTGACCCTCCGCGACCGATGCAAGGAGTTGGTGCGGGAGTGGCTGGAGGTTGCAGAAGATGAAAACTACTGCCTATGGGACGTAGGCTACAGCCGAGCCAAATCTAGCGATGCCGGCGCCCTCCAAGCAGCCATGGAGGCCACCGAGGGCGAGGCGTTGGATGCTGCGCGGTATCGGTGGCTGCGGGATGCGGCCAAGACTACTGACTTCGACTTGCCGCGATGGACTGTTGCCAGAGAGGAAAGCGGGTGGGGCAACACCTACCGAGGCGATGCGCTAGACGCCGCCATTGACGCCGCAATGAAGGAGAGCAAGCCGTGACCCCCATTAAGTTCCCGCAACAGAATGTCGTGTTCGCTGAGAATCAGCCCGAGTATCTGCCGCTGCCTGCCTACATCACGCCGGACAGGCAGGAAGTGACCGCCTGCTGGGGCATGTCTTGGCGAGAGCGAATCCGCGTCCTGCTCACTGGCCGCGTGTACGTCACGCTGCTGACGTTTGGCAAGCCGCTGACGCCTTCTATTGTGTCCACCGAGTTCACCGGGGAGAGCAATCCGTGAGCGACCTATTCCGAAGAATCGTGCGCCAGTGGCACACCGACAGGGCGTGGGCTGCGCTTCACCATCGAAACCACGCGCTTGCTGACTACCGCTTCGCCAAGGCAACGCAAAGGAGCAAGCCGTGAGCAGTGAAACGAAGTTGCCGGAGTTCCCGGTGATGCTCCGCAGGATGTGGTCGGGCGGAGAAGTGCAGCGCTGGATTGACGAGAACATCGAGCCACTGTGGAACGCCCGCGCCGCCGTGGAGCAGGCCAGCGAGGGGGATGCTCTCACCGACGCAGCGACGGCATTGGTGGCGCTTATTGAAGGGCCAGGATGCTTGCGCTGGGAGGATGGGCGAGGCTTCCGAATAAAAGATACCGACGAGTGGGTCAGGTTCTACGTTGCAGCCAAGAACGCCACCCACCAAAAGAACGCCCAATGACAATGACCGATGAACAGGCGCTGGCGGTGTTGGATGCTTTCGCACGCTGTGCGCAGACTCAAGTTTGCTGTGGCAATACGGTAGGCGGCGGCATGGACGAAAATGGCGATGGGGAGCCGCCGTCATGCTGCGGCTACCCGTTTGGCGATGATGACCTACAGGCAGCCCGCGCCCACATAGCCGCCCGCCTGTCCGAGCAAGGGGCGGGGGGTGGTGGGGTGGATTACTGCCAGATGGATTGGTCGCCGCTGAATCAACACACAAAGCGGTGGACTTGCCGTGTATGCAAGAAGGTTAAGGATGCAAACTCGGCAGACGGGCACCCGCTAACTTGGTGTGCCGCCCCGCCCGCCGCCAGCGCCGGGGTGACGTCTGCGGCTGTGGCAATCGCTGACGCCTTCGGATGGGGCTGGGGAGAGCTTGACGCGCCCACTCAGGCCGATTACGTCCGGGCTGCCCGCGCAGCACTCAGCGCGGCGAGGGGGGAGTGATGGAATACAGCGAATGGGTGTGCGAGTTCTCGCCTGGCTTGTTCTGGCGTCCATACAAGGGGCAAGAGCCTTCCTTGTTTGGAAGGTGCTTCGACCGCCTGTGGCTTGGCTACAGGTGGACGCGGAGGCCGCTATGAAGCCACGCCTGGTCTTGGAACCCATCACCGGCAACCGCTGGGTCGCCACGACGGTCGGCGCGTACTTGCTGGCGTGGCTACCTGTGGTCTGCGTTGTGGCCGCGTTCGGCCTGGGCTACTTCGTGGGCCGCTGGCGCTGACTGCGGAACACATGCAGCACGATCTCACCCTTGCGCGCCCATAGGGCCGCGAAGGCTTCCGGGGCGATCCCGACGCATCCTGCGCTCAATCTGCGCCCCTGAGTGCTGCCGGATTGCAAAGCGCGCGCCCTGGTGGGCAGGTTTGGGTGTACAGCCCACACTTCGCGCCCGTCCTGCATGAAGATCAGGATGTCCATCTTGAGTTGGGCGCTATGCGCGCGGCGCAGAAGGTAGATGCCTTCTGGCGTGGGAGTCGCGTCCCGGCCAGTGATAGCCGGGACGGACAGTTCAATGGCTGGGGCCGACAGGGTGGCCGTCGTCAGATCGACTTCGGCCACCGTGGTCAGGAACACGATCAGCCCTTCACATCTTCGGTGATCACAGTGACCGGCACTTCCGGTTCCGGGTAGGTTACGACAGGCGGCTCAGGCACCAGCTTGGGCTTGCAGAGTTCGCCCAAGGTTTCACCGATGTCCACGTTCTTGTTCCGGCACAGGTACTCAATGGCGAGCGACGAGTCCACGCCAGCGAGGATGCGCGCGTTCTCCCTCACGGTGCAGCCCTTGTCGATCTTGTTGCCGCCGACGCTTGCGCCGTAGCCTGGGCCAGCCACACCGACACCGAAGCCCTGCGCACAAGAGTTCGAAGTGTAGATGCCAGGAGCCGTGGCGTCGGGCGTGTGCTTGTACGACTTCGCAGCCTCGAACGTGATATCCGTGGACTGCGCGGCGTTGTTGCCTTCGTTGATCGCCGTGCTGTCGTTGCGGTTCGAATTGATGTTGCTGTTCGAACTGTTGCCAGAGTCAACGATGCCTTGCGTCTGCGCCTGATCGCCGCCGCGCGCCGAACTGTTGCCAGAGTCGCTGATGCCCTGCTGCTGGCCCTGGACGCCGCCGTGGGAGTACGAGTCGCCGCCCTCGGCACGGACGTTGTTGGTGTTGTAGTCGCGCGTGTCCACGCCGACGCCGACGCCGACCACGGTGGTATTGCTGGCACCCGCCACGGCACCTGCCGATGCGTTGGCCTCCTGTGCCTGGTGCTGCCCCTGCGCCTGCGACTGCCCCTGGTCTTGGTCGTAGGACGCCGGCTGGGTGCTGGAGCCGCAGTTGCCGCGGCACCCTTCGTCGTCGCCGTTGTTGTTGGTGGCGAACGCAGCGGTGCTGGCAAGCAGCAGCGCGGCGAGGATAAGGTACTTCTTCATGGCGGTGTGTCCTTCTCGGTGGTGGTGACTTCGATAACGCAATGCTGCAAGCAAAGCGGCATGACCGCCCTGACGCGCAGTTCTGGATCGGGATTGTCCTCAAACGTCTTGTGGCTTGCGCAGCCGGTGAGCAGCGCGACCGTGATCGCAATAGTCTGCGCGCTGCGTTTCACAGCGCAGCCTCCAATGCGGCAAGCCGCGCCTCAAAGCCCGCTGCGATGAAGGCCAGCAGTTCATCATAGCGCACGCCGTAGCGGTCGCCTGCGGCGAGTGCGCGCGTTTCACCTTGCAGGGTGACTTCCTCGCTGCTGTCCCACTGGTCGTAGCAGACGAAGCCGTACTTCATGGCGTCCAGGCCGTGCGTTGCCATGATCGCAATCACCTGCTGCGCTGTCACGCCGACATGGGTGCGGGCCGCGTCGCCCTTCTTGGCGATCATCGCCAGCCACTTGTAGGTGCCGATGCTGCTGGCGAGTTCCTTCGCAGCAGACAGTTCAGCAGCGGTGAGTGCAGAAAGCGGCGTCTTTTCGCGTTCGTCGGAAGTGTTGATAGCGCCGGTTCCGGCGTACACGACCGAGTAGCGGAACGAAGGCCGCGCTGCCGAGAACACATTGTCGTTGGTAGGGCCGATAAGCCCTTCAACAAGCAATTCGCCGCCAAGCACGACTAGCCGAGTGCCGTCGAAGAACAGCGCCTCGCTGTTGCCGGTGCCGAACAGGATCGCACCAGCGTTTGGCGCTCCGGTTCCAACGGTGCGGCTGACGCGAAGGTCGGTGTTTCCGTCTGCGGTGGTCGCCTGGAAGTTCTTGGGGCCAGTGATGGTCTGCGGCGTGTTGATGGTGACCGGGTTCAGGTTTCCGCTATGCCAGAACTTGCGCCACGGATTCCAGCTACCGGAATCGTTGAAGGTGCGGAAGGACGGCGACTCGGGCTGAGAAGTATCAGAGCCGGTAAACCAGCCAAGCTGCATGTCCCGACCACCGAGGCCGGGAAGGTTCATCACGGACGCGAAAGCGTAAGGCGCGTTGGCACCACTGGGGCCTGACCAGCCGCCACGCAATGCGCCTTGGAATGTGTTGGCGTCGCCAGAGTTTACGTTGCCTATGCCAAACAGGTTGTTGGCGGTCAGATTGCCGTCAATCAACACCGTATTAGTAGGCCCGTTGAGCCGCACACCGGCACCGAAGTCAGCCGTCACCAAACGAATCTGGTTCGGAGCGTCAGCCCATATACCGCCGCGTGACACCGCCAGTTGGTCAGCACTTTGGAATGACCAGCCCGGAGCGTCGGAGCGCGCCTCGTACTTCTGGCCTGTCACGGCTGACGGGAGAACCGTAAGCTGGCCCACGGAGCTTCCGCGACCCGCCGGGCGAAGCCGAATGGCTCCACCCGGCGCTTGCGCGTAGATGCAGATGTTCGGCGCAGCGCCGCTTTGTACGTCAGCAATGCCACCAGTGACCGTGGGATTGGTGCCGACAGTGATGTCGCCATTCCAGAGGGTGATCGTGCCGAAAAACTCGCTCACATCGTCGTCGTTCAGACCAATCCGAGCTACCAGCGTCGTGCCGTCAGAAAGCGCGACAGTAAAGCCGTTGCCGCCCGGACGCGCTACCGATGCGATGTTGCCAGCCGCGCCCGAGTTGAGCTTGGCACCTGCAACGGTTTGGATGATGGTCTGATTGTTCGGGAAGCCAAGCGGCCCGATACCGTTGTCGCCTCCACGCAGCACCCAGCGCCCCGACTCCCAGGCGACGTCGTAGTCAGCGCCGGACTGCTTGGTGAGGACGTGGCCCTGATTGCCGCCCGCGGGGAGCGTGGCGGCTGGAGTGCTGATGGTGTTGATCGCAACGTCGTTGTTGTCTGCAATCGTCCCCTGCGGCGCGACGACTTGCGCGATGCCGAAGGTGTAAATCTTGTTCGGCGCAACGCCAGCCGCGACGGGCTTGCTGGTGAGCTTGAATCCCTGCGAGGCTGCTGGGCCACCGCTAGTTTTCCAGAGCGTCATGAAATCGCCGATGTCGAGGCTGTCCCAGATCACGCTTGCGTCGTTACCAGGCTGCGTCAGCGAGTTCACGAACATCTGCGTGGCGCTGGCAGGCGCGGCGTTGTTCAGGCGGTACTGGCCCGAGGGCAGGCCAGCCGCAGCAACCGCATTGTCGAAGCGGTAGTTCAGAGTGATGCCGCCGACAGGCGCGACTACCTCGTCGCGCCAGCGCACACCAGCCGCGGCGGCAGGGTCGGCGGCAAGAATCTGCCCCGGCAGTCCGACAGGGATGCGCGCGACGTCGGTGTCGAAACCGAACAGATCGCCCTTCGTGGTGAGTGGCGACGGCGGGCTTGCGTCGATGTCGTTCCGCAGCCCGTCGAGTTCCGAGCGCAGGTTGGTGACGTCCTCAATCGCGTGGCCGTGGACGAGGGGCGCATAGTTGTGCGTGTGGCCGATGTCGGCCTTGCCGAGCAGTGCGCCGCGCACGGTGGCCGGATCGGTTTCGTCGGTCGTTCCGATGTCCTGCTGGATCGCCACCACGGCATCGCTGACGTTGGTGTGCAGGGCGGCATGGGCGGGGTTGGACAGCGGATCGGTCGCAACCGGGCGCGGGAAGGTGTCGATGCCGTTGGGGAATTGGGTGGTCATGGGCTTGGCCTCAAGGTTCGATGGACGGCGGGCGCGGGTTGTGGACGAACGGCGGCTGCACAGGCGGCGGCTGGGGCGACGGGGCGATGGTGATTGTGTCGGCCAGCGGCGGCGAAACCGTACCCACGGAGTCTATCGCTTCCACCACGAACGGGAAGGTTCCCGAGCCGGGGGAGCCGATCAGTTGTCCCGAGGGGAGCATGGACAGGCCTGGGGGCAAGAACCCGGACAGGATGCGCCCGGTCAGGGGCGGTACGCCGCCTGAGAGCGCGTAGGCGAAGCTGTAGGGGACGCCGCTGGTGCCGTCCGGGGCGTTGCCTGAAATCGCCACAGGCGGCGACACAGGCGGCGGTACAGGGTCGCCGCCGCAGTTGGGGGCCGTGGGCGGGGCGTAGGGCGCGATGTTGAAGCTCCGGTCGATAGCCAGGTCGTCCAGGTACATGATGCCTGGGATGGTCGAGCGAGCCTTCTGGATCGGGCGAAGCTCAAGCTCGACGGCGAAGGCTGAGGCCACGAAGTCAGGCTGGCTGGCGTCCACCGAGCCGAGAAGCTGGCCGTTCAGGAACACCCGGAGCGTCTGGCTGAAGTCCACGGAAAGCTCGACGTAGTGCCAGGCGTTCGGGGCCAGCGCCGGGGCATCCCCGTACACGAAGATGTTGCCAAGCTGCGCCCACACCTGGGAGCCGACGAGCGACAGGGTGTAGATCACGCGGTTGCCTGCCGAGGCAATCGTCCGAGCCGCGGCCAGCACTCGCGCGTTGCTGCCTCCCACGGATGTCGTATAGACCCACACGCGCACCGAGAGGCCGGACGGCCTGAAGGTCGGGACGATGTTGTAGTAGCGCGGCGCGTTGGTGCCGTTCGGGTAGCCCTGGTAGTCGATGCGCAGGGCGTAGGGCAGGAACTTCACCTGCTCAGGCGACTGCGCCATAAGAAGCGCCGCCTGGTCTGGCGTCCAGTCGCCGTTCACATGGTCGCGCAGGCGCACCAGCGAGTCCATCGGAAGGCAGGCGATCTCGCTGCGGTTGTATTGCAGCGGGTCAGGCTCGGGCGACAGCACACACTGGTAGGCGTGACCAGCCGAGTCGTACACGATTGCCTCGTCGTAGCGGCACTCGTTGTCGGCAGGCGGCAGGGTGTCGGCAGGCTGGGAAACGCCGTTGATGCTGAACATCGGCGGCATAGTTTCTGCGCTGATCGAAACCTCCCAGGTGTCCGGGCGAACGAGCGTCTGCTGCGGGTTGCTCACGAAGCGCATGATTTCGAACTGGCAGTTCGGCATCGACGGCGACACCATTCGCATAAGGAACCAGGTCGTCCCTAGAACGCCAGCGAACGCCAGCCAGTCGCGCAGCGTCTTGGTGTTCATCACGAACGTCAGCGAATAGGTCGAAGCCCCGGTGTCGTCGTTGGTGGCGAGGAATCCAGCCGCGCGCGGAAGCGGATATTCCTGCGGGTAGTCTTGCAGCCCGACGCCAACAGCAGCGGCCAGCAAATCTTCCCAGCGCATCTGCTCGCGCGTTTCCAGGTCGATGGTGACGAGAAACTGGTCGAGGAAGTCGATTCGGGTGCAGGCGATCTGGCTGGTGCGGCGAACTTCGTGCAGGAACACCGGGCATGTCTGCCAGAAGTCGTTGCCGCTGATCATGCGCATCATGAACCAATCGTTGTTCGCTTCCAGCCAGCGCACCAGGTCTTGCGCCAGCGCGGTCGGGAGCCGCCAGGCTGCGCGCAGAGAGGATGCGTTGTGGCCGAACTGACGACGCTGCCGCCGCCAGCCGCCGAGCGTCTGCGCCCTTTGCAGGGTGAGGTCGGTCGTCAGGGCGGTGCCAGCAGCAACCGCGTCACCGTAGAGGTCGTGCGGGAAGTTGGTCACGGATCAAGCCCTTCAAGATCAACCTGGTCTGGAGAGTCGTGGTCTGAGCGAACGGTGCTGTCGATCTCGCCTGGGATCACGAAGGCGTGTTCAGCGCCGTCGTAGCCAATGGCCTTCACGGCAACGGTGCTGTCTGCCGGGGAGATTTCCTGCACGATGTAGGCAGACCGGAAATTGTCTGGAGTGCCGATTGCGATGGTGGTGCCTTCGCGTCCTTGGAACGGAGTATAGATGCCGAAGGGCGGTGGCGTGAGAAGCGTTACCACGTTGCGGTCAACGAGGCAGTCGATCTGCGCCGAAGGCTCACCAAGCTCCGAGCGCAGTACGCACACATTGAGGCCGCTGATGTTCAGCACCTTGTCGATTGTGAGGATGCGCTGGGTCGGGTCAATGCGCATGATGCGCGCAGAATCCACCCAGTCCACCAGCGGGTGCAGGACAGCGATGCGGTCGCCAACGTCGAAGCAATGCGCATCGAGTTCGGTCTTGAAGTCCACGACGCGACGAAGCGACTTGCGCTTTGTCCACAGGTATTTTGCTTGGGCCAGCGCCGTCGCCTTGTCGGTGCAGCCGAACAGACGAACGACCTCGGGCGTTGCGGCGCTAAGCGGCCACAGTACTGAGAGCGTCTGAGTGCTGAGTGGGTCTTGGTACTCGACGCGGTAGCCGTCCAGGTTGTCGTCGTCGCGCAGCTTGAACCCGAGGCTGTAGGATTCGGAGAGCATCTGCTGGGCGGTGATCAGGTACTTGTCGAACTCCTGGGCGCGGTCAAGGCGCATACCGATCTGGCGAGCGTAGGCGCTCGGAGTTGCGCGCACGTTGCCCGCGCACACGCTCAGCGCATCGAACACCGTTTCCTGATCTTCGAAGCGGTGATTGAATCCGTTGATGCCGCCCCAGCGCGCCGAGAGCGACTTCAGGTTCACCATGTCCAAACCCTGCGAGTCACCACCTGCCAGCGCGATCTGCGCGAACGCATCGGCAGGGTTGCGAGTGCGGGCCTTGGTGGCGAAGTCTGATGCCACGGTTGGAAGAACGCGCGTCCCCAGCACGGTGATGCGCCCGGTGGCCGCGTCGGCAAGCGCGCGTGTGGCGCGCAGTCGCATGGCGATCAGGGTGACGTCACCGTAGGCGAACGAGCCGCCGACGTTGACTGCAAACGCGCGCAGCGCCGTCCACAGCACCTTGGACGATTCGCGCTGGGTGGCGTCGTCACGATCCTCGCGCTTGACGCGAACACGGTAGCGCCCGGTCGGCAGGTAAAGCACCTCGGTCACGCGCTTGGTGTTGCGGTTGCGCCCGCGATAGAAATACTTGTAAAGCTGCGGAGCCGCCAGCGGGTTGTCCTGTTCGTCAACAAGCTGAACCTCGGCCCAAACGTGCGCATCCCAGTTGAAGAACTCGCCTTCGCTGGATGCGATGAACAGGCCATTCGGAAACACGAAGTCGAGTTCAATCCGGTTGGTGGTCTTGAGCGCGGGGCAGGCCATGAACCAGCCGCGCCAGCCGTCGTCGTTCTTGACAAGCTGATACCAGGGGTTGCCAGCATCGTTCACGATGGGCCGCGCCAGGCGGTAGTTCGGGTCGGTTGGCCCACCGAGGACTACGGTGCTGACGACGCCGTGATTTAGTTGCGTCGGAGTTTCGCCAAGCACGGTCACGGTGTCACCGATAACGATCTCGGGTGATCCTTCGTTGCCCTTGTAGAAGTTGTCGCCAGCGAACGCCCTGCCGAAGAACACCTCGGTCGAGGACTTGCCGAGGTCGATCTCCTGAACCTCGCTGGAAGTAATGACGTCCTCGTAGATTCCGGTGGCCGCTTCTATCACTCCGAACTCGGAGCGATGGTCGGCAGGCTTGAAGATCGTGTATTCCACGACGCCTGGCGGGAAGTCGCCAACGGGCGTGGTGCCGATGCGGATTTCGTCGGCGTCGATCTCGCCAGCACCGAGCAGCATGATGAAGAAGATGAACTGCTGGTCGGTTTCAAAGCGCGAGTAAGGCTGCGCAGCGTAGGTCGGGAAGAACCACGAAGTACCGAAGTGTTCCGGCACAACGTCACCGAGCGCTGGCTGATTCTGGCGGGCGCTGATCTCGTACACGCGGCGAGCAGCTCCCTGCGCCTTGGGCGGCTTCTGCCCAAACAGCGAAGTGATCAGGGCCGAAGCCAGGATGATTAGAACCGTCTGGATCAGGTAGATCGTTAGTTGCGCGCCAACGCTGCCTGCCGCAGCCGCAGCGGCGGTAGCGGCGATAAACGAGCTTACTGGGTCGCGCGGCGCAAACGCGATCACAACAACATCTTCAGCAACGACGGGATGATCGAAGTCGTCCACCAGCAGCGGGACGCTGTTGAGCAACACCTGGCATTGGCGACCTTCGAAGCCGCGTGGCCAGTGCTTCTGGAGAAAGTCGATCAGCGGCCCTTCGTGGGCGTAGGCTCGCGCAGAGCCTTCGTCCAGAATGTCCTCAATGACGGCGATGTTCAGTCCCACTTGAAGTACCTCAAGTGCGTGTAGCCGGACGCCAGCAGTTCGATTTCGCTTTGAACCAGCGCCCCGTATTTGTGGCAAGTATGCAGCACTCCAGCGCGGGTTTGCAGGCCCACATGGCGGGCGATCCTGGGGCCGTGGCCCATAGACACGACGCAGCCAAGCTCGGGGCCGTCCAGCCGCCGCCAACGGCCAGTGATCTCCTGCTCGTCAATCGCTTCATGCGGGCGCTTGGGGTCGTACAGCAGCGGCGGCAGGCGAACGTGATACAGCGCCTCGGACGCCTCGCGCACCAGCGCGTAGCAGTCCAGGTCTGCGTAGGGGACGCCCACGAAGTCGTTGAGCGTTTTCACCTATACAGCCCCGGCCATTCTTCCGGCCTCACGATGCGGCGCGGGAATGCGCGGTTGATCAGGTCGATTCGGGAAGCGTTGCCGGAAACTTCGGTGTCCGTCATAACGATGCTGTCCATTTGCAGTTCGATGGGCGTGATCTGCGGGTCGTCGGAACTGTCGGTATAGACGGTGACAAGAACCGTGATCGGCTCACGCGCCTGCTCGGCAAGCTGTAGAAGCTCAAGCATCTGCCGCGAAGCCAGTGGGAAGGTCAGGTTCAAGTCCACCAGCCCACCGTCGTCGCGGCGCGGAAGCGTAATGCGGAACGGTGCCGGGTTGAACGTGATTTGAAGCGGGCCGAGATTCTTCGTCTTGGCTACGATGGTGTTCGTGATCAGGGCGATGTTCTCTACCCAAGCGGGATGCGTCAGCACCACCGCCTCGTAAAACAGTTCGTTGGCCGGTGCCGTCGAGTAGATGCGCTTGAGGCTGTCGGTGAGCGCCATTAGACACCCACCCGGCCAAGGCCGTAGGTGCGGCGCAGCACCGCGTCGAAGTTGTTGCCGCCGCGGCTCACCGCTGTCGCCAGCGCGCCGATCATGACGTCAACATCGCCGTTGCCACGGTTCTGCGTACTCACCAGCCCGCCACCCTGATTGTAGATGCGCACGGTCGTACCGCTGTTGCGGCTGCTGAATCCGAAGCTGCGAGCGTCACCGCCGCCACCGCCGCCACCGCCGCTGCGCCCGTTACCCAGGATCGCGCCACCAAGGTTGCCCAGGAAGCTGCCGCCGCCTAGCGCGGTCAGGATCGCAGCCTTGGCGATCAGGATCAGCAGTTGCTCCAGCAGGCCGCGCAGGGCGTCCTTGGCAGACTGGCTTCCGTCCACGATGGATTGGAAGGCCGCGCCGAAGGTGTCGATCACGGTCTTGCCGACCTCGACCCAGTATTCCTTGAAGCGGCGGGCTTCCTCGCTGTTCACAAGCTCAGCGAAGGTGTCCTGCATCGCCCTGATTTCTTCCTCGGTCTTGCCCAGCGACTCGCCAACCTCACGGATGTTGCGCATTTCGTCGAAGAACCGACGCGAGGCCGCTTCGGCTTCGTTCACTGGCGGGATGATGTCGCGCCACCGCTGTTCAAGATCGGCAAGCTCCTTGTCGCGCTCCTTGACACCAGAGGCCAGCACCGATGCCACCAGCGCCTCGTCAACCGCCTTGCCTGCTGCCTTCGCGGCATCGCGGTAGGCGTTCACCTGCGTCACCAGTTCGGCAAACTGCGCCTGCGCTTGGTCGGGCAGGCTCAGTTGCGAGGTCTGGTAGTCCTGCAACGCCTTGAGCAGCTTCTCGTAGGTGTCGAGCAGCTTCTTAGCGGCCTTGTCCACGCCGTCTAGTTCCTGCGCGGTCTTTTTCAGTTCGCCGCCAGGATCGAAGGTAAGCGGCTGGGACACCACGCCGTTGACGATGTTGTCCCACACGCCACCGACGCCTTCCCCAAATTCTCCCAAGTCTTTCTTGATGTCGGACAGGCCACCACGGAACGACTCACCGATCAGCGCCAGCCCGGAATCCAGGTTCTCACCGATGCGCGTTGCGAAGCCGCCGACTGCATCCTTGATGCCTTGGGCATCACCGCGGAACGCAGCCGCGAGAGCTTCGATGAACGAGGATGCGAACTCCTGAACAGATTCAGTCACCGTTCGCAGCGCGGTAGTGACCACGCGCAGGAAGGTGAACGCGAAGGTGGCAGACAGGTCGATAGACAGCTTGATCGCCTTACCGAGCGTGTAGAGGATTGCGATGAAAATCTTGACGGCGTTCGCAACCGTGATCACGGCGCGCCCGAGGATTTCGAAAGCGCCGCCAGCGCCGCTTGCGTCATTTGCAATCGTCACCAGTAGCGAGGACAGTTCGATGAACACCTGGCCTGCCGTGGCAAGCAGTTCGTTCAAGCCCTCGTTCTCAGCGATGAAATCCTTGAACGCATTTCCGGCTACAGTCAGCGCGCGGTCGAGCGTCAGCGGAATCTGCGCAGCCTGCTCGCTGATCTTCTTGTTGCCGTCGATCAGCGCCTTGGCGACCTGATCGGTTGTGAGCTTGCCCTGCTCACTCAGTTCGCGCAGCTTGCCAAGGCTGACGTCCAGCGAATCAGCAATGGCCCGAGCCGCGACGGGCGCGTTCTCGCGCAGCGACCGGAACTCGTCGCCAGCGAGGATGCCAGACTCAAGCGCCTGGCCGAACTGCTGCAAGGCCGCGGTGGCTTCGTTTGTGGAAGCGCCAGAGATCAGCAGCGACTTGCTGAAGCTGTCGGTGACGATCAAGGCCTGATCGACCGTACCGCCGAAGGTGCTGATCGCGCGGTTGAAGCGCGCAGCGGAGTTCGCCACGCTCTCAAACGAGGTGCCGGTCTGATTGGCGATTTGCAGTGTGCCAGCAGCGAGGCGCTGGAACTCGGCCTGGCTGTTGGTGGCGGCACGAAGCTGATTGTTAGCACCCTGCACCGCAGAGGCGTACTGCGAGAACGCCTTGGCTGCGCCAAGCACGAAGCCCGCCACCGCGATGCCGACGAACGCCTTGGTGGCGGTCGCCATAAGGCCGGTGCTGCGGGCAACGCTGTTTACCTGGCGCTCGACACGAACAGACGTATTGCCAAGCTCAGCGAACGCATTGTTCAGCCGCTTTACTTCGCGCTCCGACTTCTTCAGGTCATTCGCAAGCTGCTGATTGCGAACGCGCAGTTCAATCGCAATCTGTTCGGTCGTCGCCATTAAAATGCCCCTATCATCTGCGAGAACTGGTCTGCGCTTACATCGTCCAGGCTGACTTCGTTGTTCCTGCGGGCTTCGTTTTCCTTGAAGAACCGCACCAGCATGAAAACATCGCCCGCCTGCATCGCGCGGATTTCAGCGGGCGTCTTGTGCAACGCTTCGGACAGCGAACAGATCAGTCGCTCACTGTCCGTCAGCCTTTTTTTCCTCGACCATCCCGCAGACTTCCAGCGCCACGTTCACATGCTTCATCACGGCCATGCCAACAGACACACCAACGTCGCCGTCGAACAGCCGCTTGCCGTCAACCCAGGCGCACAGCCTGAGAATCTTCAGGCCCAAGTTCTCCTGGCTCTCGGTCAGCAGCGGAGCAACATCGTTGAACAGCGGTTCGCGGAACTCGACTTCGCCAACACCTTCCACGGAAACGGTTTTCGATTTGAGGTTCATGGACTCTCTCAGTAGAAGGCCCGGAGGGATTCTCCGGGCCGTTTCGGTTACTCGGCAGGCAGGAAGCCAGTACGAGTGGACAGCACCAGCGACGAGGTGAAGGTGGCGGGCTGGCCGACCGGGAAGGCCAGCGAGATCGCACCGACAGTCGCGTTGATGAAGTAGTAGGCGCCGCCCGTACCGTCCGTGCTGGTCGGGTTGGCCGACTGCGGCAACACCAGCTTGAAGGTGCGGGGGATGCCGTCAGCAGCGGCGCGCTCAAGCTCCTGGTAGCCGGGATCGGTGACGTCCAGGAAGCCGTTGATGTTGACGGTGCCGTTGGACGGCGCGCCAGCGAGAGCCGCGCCAGCATCGCAGTAGGTACCGATGCTGATCGACTCCACGGTGCCGCTGTCGAGTTCCAGGCCAGCCAGGCACAGTTCCAGCCAGTCTGCGCTGTCGAAGAACCGGACGGTCGCGCCAGCACGGATGGTGCCGAAGCCGGTGCCGTCAACGTCGAGGTCAACGGTCGTGCCAGTCGCGGCCAGAACGCGCAGCGGGCGGTTGTCCACGGACGGGAAGCCAGAGCCGCTGACCACGGCAACATCGCCAACCGAGGCGGTGTTCGTGACCGTCAGCACCAGCGGGTCGGCGGCGGTTGCAGCGGTGATCGCGTCAGCGGCAGGGCCGGGCTGTGCGCCGATCCAGAACGAACCATTTTTCATGATGAACTTCATGGTGACTCTCCTTTCAGGACAGCGTGATTTCGGAAACAAAAGCCCGCAGATCGGGATCGTAGGACTCAAGCGAAGCGTCGAACACAGCAATACCAGCAAGCGCCAGTTGGACAGACTGCGAAAGGCTCCGAACTTCTTGCGCCGTCTTTGCAAAAATGGTCATGTCGTAGGTCTGGGAGAACATCGAAGTGCCGCAGAACGACTGCCCCACCGTGTAGTCCCTGCCTCCGTCTGCAAGAATACACAACGGAAGCTCGGTCGGCACGTTGTCGCTGTCGGCTTCGGCCACCAGGTAGCGAACCTTGGCGAACAGGCCAAGGGCAGTCACCGCGTCGATGATCTCGCGCTCCGTCGCCATTAGCTGATCCTCCCAACCGTCCGAGCATAGAAGCGGTACTTCTTGCGGGCAGCGCGCAGCAGCGCCCCCTGCGCGGCGGTCAGCGCCACGGCGACGAAGGGCTTGGCGGCGAACTGGCCGCGGTTCTTGCCTGCTTTCGTCTGCCTGGGGGCGTTCTTCGAATACCTGGTGATGTTCGCGTGGGGCGCGCCGACGTTGGTGCCGCGGAGGCGCTGGGAGATCAGGACGCGCTGGCTGGTGTCGCCACCGTCGCGCCGCTTGGCGACGAACTTGCCCTTCTTGATCGCGCCCGGCACGCGCCCCCACACCTTGTACCGCTGCCCGCGGGTCTTGGTGTACCGGATACCAGGCGATGTCGGGTAGCCAGCGGCAACCGCCGCCGCCTTGGTGATCTTCACGACTTCGTTAGTGGCGAGATTCATCGTGTCCTTCACGAACTTCTTTGTTTCGCGCGATTCCGCACCCAGCGCCGCCAGCAGTTCGTACATGCCGGTGTCGTCGTAGGTCACGATGCCCTTGCGGAACTTAGCCATTGGACTGCCCGCCCACTACGTCCACGAACGCCTGGTCGCGCTTGGCGCTGTAGCGGATCGCTTGGATTTCCAGAACGTCGCCCTTGCGAACGTCCACCACGCGCATACTCGTTTCCAGCCGCAGGCCAACATGGCACCGCACCACCAGCGTCAGGGAGCGCGTGGCTTCCTCTCTGGGGCCGCGTGTCAGGTCGTCGGTGGTCGTGGTCTGCTCGTTCTCCACGGCGGCGTGTAGCTGCGCGTAGCGCGTCCAGGTGCGGGTCGGCGCGCCGAGAGCGTCCAGCGCCTCGACCGCCGTTTCGAAGTCCACCAACATGCGCGCTGGCCCGGCGCTAAACACGCGGCACCCAATAGCGTCCGAGGGCTATTGCCATAACGGTGCTGGAGTGTACGTCTTGCATTTCCGGAGTGCTGCGGTACTCGTACAGTCCTAGCGCCAAAGCGAAGATCGTCGCCTTGATGTCGTGAGGGGTGGCCGCGCCTGTGGCGAACCCCACTTCCAGAAAAACCGGCCAGGCCACCGGGGCTGCAATGCGCTTGGGCGCGATCAGCAATTCGAAGCCGAACTGGTCGCCGGGCAGGGTGCAGTTCTGCAAGGGGAGAATCTCGTAGTCGCGCGCGCGATACTCCAGTTCCATGTACCAGTCGTAGGCGACCGGAGCAATCGGGAGAAGGGTGTATTGCTCAATGCGCGACACCGCCGCCGTCAGGTAGAGGCTGCACATGGCGTCCTCGTCGGCCCAGTCGATGCGCGCGTGTTGCTTGAACTCGGCCAGCAAGTCAGCCCAAAACGTCGGTGCGCGCGTATCAACGGCAGGAGTGAGCGTCTGCCCGAAGTCGGGGATGAAGCGACCGTTGCTCCAAGTCACCATTTCGCAATCTCCCGCTGGAATTGCGCGAAGTCCACGCACTTCATCGCCAGCGCCTTGAGTTCCTCGCGGGCGTCCATGCGCGCGTTCTCGGCCAGAGCCGCGACCTTGGCGGTCAGCGTTTCGTCAGACCACAGGCCCAGGCCTTCCAGGCTCGCTTCCTCGACGCTGCCGTCGTCAAACGCGAAGGCCAGCGAATTCGCTGACGCCTTGACGGCGACTACGCGCGGAGCCGGTGCGCCTGGCTCGCCGCGCTTTCCTTCGGCACCATCTTTTCCGCGACCAGCAAGCAGACGACCGCGACCGCGAGTAACGAGAAACGCAGAACCGCCGTCAACGTAAATATCGCCTTCTTCATACGCCTCGTCCGTCTTGACGCCCTTGAACTCAAAACCCAGCGTTCCGATGCGCTCCCAATCCGCGGTGCCGGGCTTGTTGGCGGTGTCGCGCAGCGCCTTGTAAACCTTGCCGTGCGCGTAGGTCACGAACGCGCCTTGACGGTACACCGAGCCGGGTTCGTGCAGCGGGAGATCGACACCCAGGCCGTCGAGGCCCGGATCGCCAGTTTCGCCAGGATCGCCGCGCTCGCCTTTCACAAGCTGTTCGAACGCCGGGATCGACACGATTGCCGAGGCGACTTCCTCGACGCTCACACTCTTGCCGTCCACGCCGTCGCGGCCAGGCGCGCCAGGGTCGCCGGGCAGGCCGCGGTCGCCGGGAGGGCCGGGGATCATCGGAATGGCTTTCAAAGCCGTTTCCAATTCCTTGCGGATCACTTCCCCTACTGCTGCGAACAAGATTTCGTTACGCATGACGCACCGCCTTGGCAATCATCGCCACCGCCAGCGCCTTCGCCGTTTCGTCGTCCATGTCCTCGTCCTCGGGTTCTGGCGCTGCTGGCGCAGCGGGCGCGACAGGGGCCGCGGGCGCGGAGGGCGCAGGCACGGCATCTTCCAGCCGGACGTTCTGCGCCTGGACGCGCGGGCTGGCGCCGAACGGAACCGGAGCCAGGCCCATGCGCTCACGCGCCTCGTTCGGGCTGTAGATGCCATTCTGCACCGCCACCGCAAGTCCGTCGATGGTGGATTTGGTGTCAGCGCGCGCGAGGTTGGAGAAGTCGAAGCGGAACTCGTTTTCGGAATCCATGTCGAACGTGCGCTCAAGCGCGCGCTCAATCGCTTCAGCGAAGAACAGCAGGCCGGTCGCGCGCCAGGTGTTGAACAGGACTTCCGGGCTGGATGCAGCACCAACGACGTCCAGGCCCAGCACTTGCGGCGGGATGCGGAATAGGCGGCACAGGTCGAGGACGGTTAGCTTGTAGGTGTCGATCACTTCGCTGTCGGCGGCGGTGATGCCCATCGGCGTCCACTTCAAGCCACCACCCAAGATCGGCACCTTGCCTTGACGGAAGCCAGCAGACTGTTCATCGAAGGCTTCGCGCAGCGCCTTCATCTGATCCTTCGTCAGCGGCATTTCCGTGGAAAGCACACCGCTGGGGCGCGCCATGTTCTGATGGAACGCATTGAGGCCGTGGCTGACCGCGTTGTTGAGCGCGATGCTGTAGCCAGCGTCACTGATCGGTGACTCGCCTTCTAGCAGGCTGCGATGCGCAGACAGCTTGACATGGAAAACATCGCGCGCGGGGACGTAGCTCCGCGGGTCTTTGCTGCGAACGTCGGAGAAATCGCCGTCCATGTTGTACCAAAGCGCGCCGGTTTCATCCATGAACGCGCGCTGCTTACCTGGCGGGACAGGGTGCAGTTCATAGATTTCGTTGCGGTCGTTGCGCACAACGTAGGCGTAGAAGTTGCCGTGATAGATCAGGCACGAAACGATCATCGAAACGAAGTCGATCTGCGTCTGATAGCGGTTCGGATACTTCAGAACCCGGTACGCCACGGTGGTCGTCATGGTCTGGACGCCACCGCCAGGAACCTTGCGAACGTGGTCGATGCCAGACGACGAGAGGCTGAACGCATAGGCGTTGCGGATTGCAGCAACGATCAGGTTGCGCTGCGTCAGGGTGCCGAGGTTCTGCTGCCAGCCGTCAGCAATCGGGCTGATCTGGAACGGAGAGGCAAATTCACCGAACAGCGTGAACGGGCCGCGCGGTTGGCCTTCACTCTTGCGGGAAATCCGCGAGAACAGGCGTGATACGAGGTTCACTGGCAAACCTCCTATCAGGGGAGTTCGTAGTCGAACGTCAGCGTAGCCACCGAGGTTTCGGTGCCGTTTTCAGCGGTGAAGTTGAACTGCGCAGGCACGGCAGAATCAGGGATCACCACGCTCGCCTCAATCGGGCTGACGTAGGTGACGTTGCTGAGTGGGACGCCGCTGTCACTCCACTCGGTCGTGGGAAGGAAGTTGCGACCCGAGATCACTGCGGTCACAGGGCCGGTGCCAACCTCGGCGCTTGCCGGTGTGATCGACGACAGCACCGGGGCGATGTCGGGAAGCGGGCCGCCGCCGCTGGGGATTGGGCCGTCGCCTTCGATGAACACCATGCGCGAGTTCACGCGCCGGATCAGGGTAAAGCCTGGCAGGGTGCCAGCGACAGCCGCGTCGAACTGCTCTCGCGTGATGCGGCGCGCGCGACGGTTGCCTTGCGTGAACTGAATTGCGATGCGCATGACGCTCTCCTACAGGAAAGCGCCCGGAGCCGAAACTCCGGGCGCTTGGTGGCTATCAGCCCCAGGTAACGCCGTCGATCCAGGCCACCGAGGGCTGACGCAGCGAGGCCCAGGAGGTCGGAGCGATCATGCGAATGCCCAGGCTGTAGGTCTGCCACAGCGAACGCGCCGTGTAGCCAGCCGAGGCCGCGCCGGTCGGGTTGCCAGAGGCGT